AGCTGCCAGCAAAGAAGGCGGCACGTCGTTAATCGAATTGCTGGATTCTGATCCAGAGCCGATGTATTTCCAGCCAGCAGCTGGTGTCCGCATCGAAGACGGGGTCACAATCATCAATGATGCCCTGGCTCACGACACCGGGCAGCCGTTGTCTCCCATCAACGAGCCTAAACTCTACATCGCCAAGTCCTGCGAGAACCTAATCTACTCCCTGCGTGAGTGGACTGGCGCTGACGGAGATAAGGGTGCTTCCAAAGACCCAATCGACTGCCTACGCTACCTTGGGGTGATGCAACCTGAGCAATACGACCAAGACTCGTTCAAGTCTCAAGGTGGAGGCTCCTACTGATGCTAAACCCGGACGATTACCCGATGTTGCTCTCCAGATCGACGGCAGAGCGTCTTACTGGCATAGATGTGCGAGAATTGGACAAATTACGCAAGTCTGGCATTCTTCGGTGTTATACTACGCTTGGGGGGCAGTTTCGCTTCCACAAGTCATCCCTTTTATCCTACATCGAATCTAAATCCAACCCGCTATGCTCGACAGAGACTCCCGTAAAGACAAACTGACATTTCACTCCGAAGTGCCGGATTTAGTCTACCTCCGCAATGAACTTGAACGCTCATTGTACAACGGGGGCAATGTCGCCCGTCTGAACAGTAACGACGACATCCGTCTTGCTCGCTGGGAAGGCCAGAGCGATGACGGCAAGAAATACTCCAGCAACAGCCTGGAGGGTCAGTCCGTCTTCCCTTTCGAGGGTGCTTCTGACGTTCGATGCCGCTTGGTTGACCAGACCATCAACGAACTCGTCGTCCTGCTTGTCTCCTCCTGGCAGCTGGGTCGCCTCCGGGTTTCTGGCAATAACTTTGACAACGCTGGCACTGCCGGTGCTGTCCAGACGCTCGCCAACTGGGTCGTCAACAATCGGATGAAGTCCGAACTCACCAAGGAGGTTGAACTCTGGGCGCAGTACACCGAACAGTTCGGTTGGTCTGTCGCTCACATCGGCTGGGAACGCAAACTTGGCATCCGTAATGCCGTCATCACCACCGCTGAGATCCAGAGCAAGGCGATGAATGGCGACGAACTAGCTGCCGAACTCCTCGACAACGTCCAGAAGAATGGCGTTTCCGACTACACCAAGCAGCTGTTCCGATCTATGTACGCTGTCAGCGACAATGAAGTCGAGCGTGTCGTCGAAGAACTTCTACGTTCCGGCACGTCTTACTTCCGTGAGCAGTATGACGTTTATAGCCAGCCTGTCGTCGCTGCGCTTAAGCCGTTCGACGAGATTACGTTCCCCCCTGAGACTCTAGACCTTCAGGATGCCCGTGTTATTTTCCGTCGCACATTTATGACGGAAGTCGAGATGCGTGAACTCATTGAGACTGATGGATGGGACGAAACTTTTGTCGAGGAGGCATCCAGCACTGCTGGCAAGTCCTCTTGGTACGCTGACCCTAACCTTATCCCGACAACGACAAATATCACGAACACTCTGCATCGTGCCGATAACCTTGTTGAGATCGTCTACGCCTATACGCGCCAGATTGGGCCGGACGGCATTCCCTGCATCTACTACACGGTCTTCTGCCCACAGGTCAGCGAGGAGAACTACGCCAAGCACGAAATGCTTGAGTACGCCCACGGCCAGTATCCGTTCGTTGAGTTCCGTCGTGAACACCTCCGTCGCTCCATCATCGAGTCCCGTGGCGTTCCTGAACTGGCCTACACCGACCAGATGGAAATCAAGGCACAGCACGACTCGATTCGTGACCGCACTGCCTTTGAAACACTTCCTCCCATCAAGGTGAAGAAGCGTCTTGGCACTCAGAACATCATCCAGCCCGGTGGTCTTCTCCCTGTCACCACTCCTGACGACTACACATTCCTTTCGCCGCCACAGGGCAATCCTGCACTCGCATTCAATCTCATTGATCGTGTTGAGGCCCGTAATGCGGCTTATTTCGGACTGTACCATCCGGCTGTACCGCCCACCAAGACCCAGACGACCCAGCAGTTCCTCGTCAACAACTGGCTCAATGCTTGGAGCAAGGTGTTCAAGCAAGTCGTCTCGCTTTCCCTCCAGTATATGGATGGCGCTGAAATCGAACGTGTTGCCGGTATCCCTATCGCTATTAGCCCGAACGATATTACACACGCCTATGACTTCAACGTGTCGTACAACGTGCGTGAACTTGATACGGATTATGTCCTTGAGAAACTCAAGGCTATCTCGTCCTTCGTTGTTCCGATGGACAGCGGAGGTGTCATTGACCGCAATAAGTTGACGGCTCGCTTTGTCGAAGCCATTAGCCCAGAAGCCGCTAAGGACATCCTGCTTGACCAGGCTTCCGCTTCTCAGCGTATGTACGAACAGGTTCAGACCGACATCGCTAAGATGATGGCCGGTATGGAGCCGCAGTACGTCGAGAACGACCCGGCAGCTAAGTCCAAGTTGCAGTTCGCTCAGGACGTTATGCAGAAGAATCCCAAGGCTCAACAGGCAGCTCAAGCCGATCAGCAGTTCCAGGCTCTGCTTAAGAACTACTTCCAGAACCTCCAGATGTCCGTATCCCAGCAGGAGAACAAGACCATTGGACGTATTGGCGTGACCCCGGTGTCCGACCAGTTCAGCCAGCAACAGGGCCAGCAACAGAATGGCTAAGTCTATTGACGAGCATAAGCGGGTGCTTTCGTTTGAAAACAACGAGGTATTCGACGCAGTCCTGGCGTATCTCAACCTAAGCGTTGAGGCCGAGGTAGATCGTGCTATCTCCTACGCCACAGAGGGTGAGAAGCGTATTCACGCCTGTGGACGTGCGGAAGCCCTAAAGGACTTCAAAGACCTACTACTTCTACAGCAGCAAGAGGCGCGAGAAGGCAAGTACGGCAAATGAGCCGTCAAGGAAGTTGCCAAAACTTACAAACAGCCCTTACCGGCTTTGACGAGCATTGATTTCGGGGGTTAATGCCCCTACGCCCCTGGGAGCATCAATTCCCTGATATGTCAGATTCCAACAGCGCCGATATCGATCCGGCCGAAAATAACATCGAGGTACAGTCAAATGCCCAAACTTCGGGCCTAAACGAAGAAACCCTCGCGCTTAAACTACGTGAGACACTGTTCGCTGATGGCGACCAGGCGGTAGAATCCCAAGCCGAGAATGAGGATGAAGACCAGACGGAGGTCAAGGACGACACGGAAACAGCGGAAGCACCTGATGCTGAAGCCTCCGAGGAATCCCCCCAGGCCGAGGATGGCGACGAAGTTCATTCACAGGAAGCACAAGACGACGAGGGAGATAGCGATCTCCCAAAGGGTGTGCAGAAGCGTATCGACAAACTCACCGCCAAGCGAAAGCAAGCGGAGGAGGAAGTTGAAAATCTCCGCAAGGAGGTTGAATCGCTGAAGCAAACGGCAACTGAGTCCCAGCAAGCGAGCGAGCAAAGAGTCATCAACGATGACAATCCCTTTGCCTCGTTAAAATCGAAGGCTGAAGTGGACAAGGAAGTCGAACAAGCCCGATGGCTGCGTTATAAGTGTATGGAGAATCCGCAAGGGTTCGTCCTTGGGGAAAGTGAGTACGGCCCGGATGAGGTCAATCGTATGTTGGTTAACTCTACTAAGGCTATCGAGGAGCATCTGCCTAAGCAGCTGGCGCGAATCGAAGTCGAAGATAAGATTAGACCGATTGCCGAAACGACATATCCGTGGTGGAAAGCCCCCCAATCGCAAGAGTACCAGATGGCGCAACAGATTCTCCGAACCGCACCAGAACTTAAGAAGTTCCCCGACTGGCAAATGTGGGTCGGTGATGCGATTGCAGGAATGAAAGCACGTGAGGCCAACTCCAAGCCTAACCAGGCACAGAGAAAAGCCCCCGTACAGCCCGTCCGTCCGACTGCTACACCAGTCAAAGTTAGCAAAAACGAAGCAACTGCTAAACAGGCTGTAAGTCGATTCGCAAAATCGAACTCCGGGGAAGACCTCGCCAAAGTCCTGCTGTCGAAAGGTTTCATCTAATCCCCCCTACCTACATATACCAATATGCCTAAACTCCTCGAAAAAGACATCGTCAACGCTGGTAAGCGTGAAGACCTTGCTAACCTCATCGCTATGGTCGATGCCAAAGACACCCCCTTCACCTCTATGGCGAAGAAGGGCGCTCAGCCCGGCAACACGATCTTCCGCTGGCAGGCTGACCGCCTCCCCTCGACCTCTGCCCCGACACCTGTTGTCGATGGCACGGACGTTGACCCGAACTCCGGCACGACCAACTTCACGAACGATGGTACAACTCAGTTCCGTGTTGAACTGAGCAACCGTATCCAGATCTTCCGTAAGGCTGTCCGTGTTTCCAAACTCACTCAGGATGTCGCAAACATCGCTGGCGTGAAGGACGAACTCGCCAACAACGTCTCCAAGGCCATTACGCTCATCAAGCGTGATATGGAAGTGGCGATGTGTGCCAATCAGGGCGCTCAGGTGGACAACGGCACAGTCGGCTACCGCACACGTGGTCTCGACAAGTGGATCGTTGCTGCCGCCTCTATCGACACGGTTGACCTCCCGGCTGCTGCTTCGGCTTTCTGCCCTGCTGCTGCCCAGATTTCGTCTGTCGGTACTGCCTCCCTGACTGAAACTGTCGTTCAGGACATCCTGACCGGCATCTACAGCCAGACTGGTCAGTTCAAGGACTACGACGCTCTCGTTGGCCCGACCCTGAAGCGAGCCTTCACCAACCTGGTCTTCACGACCACCGCCTCCGGCACTAACCAGTATCCGTCCATCCGCACGTTCAACCGTGAGGCCGACGCTTCTGCTTACGTCTCGTCCGTCGATGTGTTTGAAGGCGACTTCGGCCGCATCCGTCTCCACCCGTCCCTGTTCCTGAAGAATAACTTCTCTGGTTACATCATCCCGTTTGACCAGGTCGAAGTCCGCTATGGCGGTAACGTCGCTCAGGTTACCGAGTTGACAGACAACGGTGGTGGCCCTGCTCGCCTGATCGAAGCGGTTGCTGGTCTTTGCATCTACAACCCGCTGGCGTTCGGCAAGTTCGACTTCAGCGCCTAATCAGACTGTCTTGTCTGACATTATCCAGTCTCTGTCGGAAGCAATCCCCGACGATATGCGAAAGCAAGTCGAACGGGAACTTCTGACGGGCTGGAGAATGCAGGAGGCAGCTGCTCACACGCAAGCGAAGCAGATGGCGGCTTTTCGCCATCAAAATGCGGCATCCAGCATTGAGGGGGTCGGGGAACTAAAAGCCCAGATTCCCCTCTCTGCTTTTCACTATTGGGGACAACGACTTGGCTACGAATGTTGGAATGACAAGGAGTTCCTCAATGACTACATCAGGCATAACCCGGAGGTCGCTGTGACCAACCGAGTTAAGCGTACCACCGTTAACGGTGCAATCTTCACAGCAGACGGTTTCCTCACCTAATGAGAACCACCCACTTTTCCCCTATCCTGTTTAACGCCATCCAGTACTCTGGTCAGGATCGGCATAACATCTCCGAAGAAACATTCGCTCAGTTCCGTGACTTCATCAATGAGCGTATCCGTAACGCCTGGGAGTCTCAGGATTGGCCTGACCTTCTTCGTGTAGTTCAACTGACCGTGACCGACGATGGCAACGGTGTTGTTTCAGCTGCCATTCCTGCCGATGCCGGGGAAATCCTGAACTGCTATGACCGTGACCCCCTAGTTAGCACACGTGCAGCTGGGCTATCTTTCCGTCTCTATGACAACGGCACTATCCAGAAACTCATCCTTCCTAGCGACCCAGGCACTGTCTATGGCGAGTATCGCATCAAGCGTCCTGAACTCGTTGGCGATCTGTATGCTGCTTCCGTTGCTTATTCCGTTGGCGCTCAGGCTTACTTTGACTCTGGAAGCAATACGGGTACTCTAGTCCCCATTGCCGGTAAGCCTCACTACGGCAATTTCTATAACTGCCTGGAGGCTACAACTGCCGGACAGTCTCCGTCTACGCATCCTGCTAAGTGGCAGATCGTCCAGATTCCCTATAACTTCTCTGCTTACGCTGCCCGTGGTGCTTTCTCCGATTGGCTGAAGTCCGAAATGCAGCTTGAGGCTGCCCAGGTTGCTGAAGCCGAAGCCCAGAACACCCTTGTCGAAGCGATTGATATCATCCTGCGCCAGCAGAAACAGGTCAACCGCATCAATATGAACCGAACTTACTAAACTACTATGGCTAACATCTCCATCTCCTCCCCGTTCATTCGGGCATTTACCCACGCTACTGTGACTGTTGGCACTTCTGCCAGCACCGCCCTTGTCGCTTCCGTTACCCCGGAGCGCCGCATCAGCGTCATCATCCAGAACCAACACGCTACGGCTCTGGTGACTGTGTTCTTCGCTGCTACCGGCACAGACGGCCTGAAGGTCAAGGCTGGCGAAAGCATTTCTCTCGACAACTACAACGGCATCGTGCGTTGTGTTTCTGATACCGCTGCCACCCCCGTCCATATCGCCTACGCCACGACCTAATGGGGGTTGACCTACATCGGATCGGGTTTGGCATCTCGTCCGGCAGGAGCCAGACCGGGTTCGGGAACATCGTGTCGTTTCCTAGCGTCTCGTTCCCTGCGTATGGGTCGTACAACAGCACTCTGAACGATGTCACCTACCCGATTGCCAATGGTGGTGAGTATTTTATCCTCAATTATGTCGGATACCCAAGCCAATTCTGTGATGTCCAAGTAAAGAACGATGGCTCTGGTGGCACTTATACCGATTGGACAACCGCTACGAACATTCAGTATTTTGATGGCACAACATACATTACCACAGTTTATACTGACGAAGATATTGACATTACTACAAGTTGCAACGGTACAATGACTTTCCCTAATGGCAATAGTTATATTGCCTATAACCACAATGGTTCTGGCGGTTATGATGCATTTTCTAATGGGTTTAATTACATTTCCTACGGCTATGAGTTTTACTACGAGACTTGCCCAAATGATGACGGTACTTTTAATTACAGTTATACTTCTGACGGCAACGGAGGAGTAATTACAACTACAACCTAATGGCTATTGAACCTATTATTATCCCTATCTCTTGGACTGCCTTTGTTAAGGATAAGTCCTGCCTTGGCTTCCAAGAGTTTACCAATGAAGGCAAATACCTTGGCACTCTCACCCTCATCACCAAGCCCACCGAGGCTGAACTGAAGGCCGAACTCAAGCGTCTCAAAATCTCTCTGCCCAAATGATTACGATCCTCCTACTCTCCCTGTCCTTTCTCAGCGGTGTCTATGTCGGCGCTCGCTACTCCGAAAAACTGCTCGCCATCTGGCACTCTGTCACAGGTAAATAATGCCAACCAGGGAGTACGCAGTCGATGGTGACGAAGGGTTCATCGGCTTGAACTCCAGGGACAACCCGGTCATTCTGGGTAAGAACTTCGTCTCCAAGGCTCAGAACATCCGTATGGATCGTGGGGTCGCTACCGTCCGCAAGGGTACTGAACGCCTGACAGTTGGCGCTCTTGTCGGAACACCAGCCTACGGCTCTTGCTCGTACACGACTGCTGCCGGGGTAGAACTGATTGTCCTAGTCGTCAGTGACGGGTTGTACACATTCACCCCAGACACGGACACCCTATCAGCCAAGGTGAACTTCCCGGCTGGGCAGACCATCTCCGCTGCCGATGAGGTCGAACTCTATCAGGCCACGGGTATCGGCTATGTGTACATCCTGCGTGGCTTCAGCAAGAGCGTCCTGCGTTGGGATGGGGCTACGACTATTGCCGTCCCAGGTGCTCTGACGCACCATAACTACCCGAACAGCCGTCACGCTATCTACTACGGCAACCGCCACATCGTCCAGACGGATCGCAATAGCATTAGCGTTAGCCACTACCTTCAAGATAATTTCTGGTCGGCGCTAGATGTGTTCACCATCAACGACGGCAGCTCAGATACGCTCGTAGCCGTTACGCCCTGGACTCTCAATGAGTTCGTCATCTTTATGCGGAACAGCATCTTCTACGCTGCTGCCGGTGTAGGGGCTAATGCTTCTGGGGATGCCGCTCAAGAAGCCGACTCGTACATTAAGTCGCTTGCCAGTGACATCGGGTGCATCGCTAAGGGGTCTATCGTCCAGGCTGGCGGTGGCATCCTGTTCCTGTCGGACAACGGGGTGTATATGTTGAACCCGGCTGGCGCTGGTAATGGATCGGCTAACACCCCTGAAGGGATGCGACTCCTTACGCTCGCAGAGCCTCTGTCTGCCCCCATTTCTGATGTCATCGCTAGGATTAACTTCGCTGCTGTCGGTAAGGCTGTTTCTGCCTACTGGGAGAACCGATACTACCTAGCCGTTCCGCTGGATGGCAGTACGGTGAATAACACCGTGTTGGTGTACAACTTTCTGAATAAGGCTTGGGAGTCCGTTGACACCTACAATGCAGCTCAGGCCATCGAGAAGTTCGTCGTAGCCAAGCGTGGGTCGCGCCGCCGCCTGTTTATGGTCGATAAGAACGAAGGCGTGTTCTTGCTAGAGGAACTTGATTACGATGAGTTCAATGCTTCTTCCCCTGGCGTGACCGGAACTCCAGTCCTGCCGTTCTACATCCCCACTACCCTTACGGCACTGTCCTTCCCGCCAATCACGATTGCAGGGGAACTGATTACACGGGCCTACACCTTCCAGACTAACCGTGAAAAGCGGTTCGCCAGTCTCCAGGTTGATGCAGCTTTCACAGCCGGTGCGAACCTTCAGACCACCTTCATCACGGTGAACCCTGACTTCAACACGGTAATCAACTCCTACGGATCGCCATTGGAGGAAGATGTCACACTTCGCCTACCCGTTCGCAAGTCCGGGTACTACTCTCAGGTTAAGTTCAATACTACTAACCTTCGCCCGTCCATCAGGTCTGTAACCGTAGAGGCTATCGTACCCGGACATATGACTCAAACTCGCAAATAAATGGCTCAATTACAATCTCCAGAAACCTATGTTGATGGGCAGCAAGTAACTGCTACCCGACTCAACAACCAGACCAACGGCGCTACCCTGCTGCCGGGGGCTATCACTGACCAGACGAACATCACGGCTAACACAGTTGCCTCCGGTGACTCCCTGTTGCTGTACGATCTATCTGCCACGGCTCTCCGTGAGGCTAATGTCTCTGATGTGCTTGGGTCTAATGTGCCTATCACGACCTCCGCTATTACGGCTGGCGCTAACAGCGATATCGTTCTCACGCCTAATGACGGCACGATTGTCACCGGGCAAGCGTACACTTCTGGTGATGGGCAGACTGTCACGGTCACTTCCACGGCCCACACCCTTACTGTCGGACAAGTAATCTTGGTCACAGCGGCAACGGCAACTGATTACAATGGCACATTCCGGGTGGCTACTGTTCTGACAAACTCGTTTACCTATGTAATCTTTCCGGGTGTTACGGCTGGGTCTGGCACACTTTCGTACACCAAGAAGGGTCTTGTTAAGAACCCTGCGAACGAGTCGGTTGCTGGAAACCTGTATATTGATGGGACTATGGAAGTTAATGGCTCTACCAAGTTTTCTCAAAGTGTTTTAGCCGCTGGTGCTGTCACGGCTTCTAATGCTGTCACGGTTTCTGGTGCATTTACATCTAGCGGTACTGCTAACTTTACAGGTGCTTTGCAAGTCAATGGTGCTGTCGGTTATGTGCTTACTGATATTGTAGAGGAAACCCTATCTTCTTGGTCAGCCGCTTCTGCTGGCGTTCAGTCTGCTGTTGTAACAACTGCTTCTTTTACAAAACCCTCTGACGAAATCTGGGTTTTTGAAATTGAAGGAACTTGGACTATGGTAAGAGGTTATGGTGCTGCTTATGCTTTCAGATATTCTACGGAAACATTTCGCACAGGTGCATATCTAAAAGCCGATGGGGACTACTCAAGCGGGGTAACAGCACTTCATACACGCTCTATTCATCATAATTGGATAGTCCCACTTGGAACGGCTTTAACTGCAAGAACTGTTGCCATAGATGTTAGTGTTGGGTCTGGCTCTCAATTAAATATGTTTGGAAACACGACTCTTTATACGGACATAATTACAACTGGAACTCTCCCTGTCTCTAAGTTCCGCATCTACAAATACAAGACCGCCTAATGCTCCTGTCCGAACTAGCCTCCTTTATTGATGCGAACCGCTATAAGGGTCGCAGGGAGGCGTTCGGCATTACGGACACCAAGAACTACCTTCGCTGGGCGTTCCTGCACGACTACCTGTTCGTAGCGTATGACGAAAGCCGTATCTCCGGCATCGGGGTGGCTTACCCCATCGACACCCCCTACACGGGTGACGAGTCTGCCCTGACCGCCTTCAAGCGGATCCCGGTAGAGCAGGAAGCAGAGAAAGAACTTTGCGTTATGGACTGGTGTGCGTTAGATACGGCTGGGCGTGTCGGCCTAGTCTGGCGCTTTAAGACCCGCTTCCCGAACTGGGAAAACCAGCGTAAGTGGGGCATCCAATTTGATAGAGTCAGCGAGTTATCTAACCAATACATTAACCTAATCCACACAATCTAATGGGCGGCAAAGCAAAAGTTCCAGCACCTAATCCTACTGCTGACTACAACCAGTATCTCGCAGAGGGTAGTAATGCCCTCCGCGCCCAAGACCAACTCCTGCGTCAGCAGATTGGCTATGAGGCTGGCCTCCAGCCCCTCCTTACGGCACAGCAGATGTCCAGCCTCCGTGGACAGTCTCAGGGCTTGCTTGGTCTGTATGGCGATCTATATGACCCGGCCCAGGCGATGCAGAAGCGTTACGCTGGCGACCAGTTGACGATGATGGGTGGCTTCGGCCAACAGGCTACCCAGGCCGCTATCGGGTCGATGGATGCAACCACCCGTGGCATCTACGACACCTTTGGTCAACAGGCTCTGTCTGACTTGCAGATGGGATCGTCGCTGAACGCCCAAGAAACCAATCAAGCCCAGCAAGCGGCACGTGCCGCCGCCCAGTCCCGTGGCCTTAGTTTCAGCCGTCAGGGTGGTGACCTGGAAGTCCTGAACACCTACCAGATGGGTCAGAAGCGTCAGACCCAACGTCAAGGCGTTGCCCAGCAAGCCTACCAGATGGGTACTGCCCAGCAACAGATCGGACTCCAAGGCTTCCTTAACCCGGCTTTCGCAGCCTCTCAGCAGTACGGCCTTAGTGGTTTGGTGCAGGGCGCTCAGGCTGGCTATGCCGGTCTTGGTAACTCCTCGTTCCTTACCCCAGAATCTCAGTATCTTGCTAACATCCGGGCGAACCGTATCCAGATGGAAACCTCGATTCAGTCTGCTAATGCCGCCCGTTCTGGTGCTATCTGGGGTGGAGTCGCTCAAGGTATCGGCTCTATTATTGGCGGTAAGTGCTGGGTTGCCCGTGAAATCTATGGCACGACTAACCCAGAGTGGATTGTCTTCCGCAACTGGCTTGAGTCTGAAGCCCCGGAATGGCTTGACACGCTGTACGCTGAAGAAGGCGAACGCTTTGCAGCCTTCATTTCTGACAAGCCTGTCCTTAAACGCATCGTCAAGACCGCTATGGATTTGGTCGTCAAACCCCGCCTTAATCTCCTTACCGCCTAATGGCCTCTCCCTTCGCTAAGTATCAGTCTGAACAGGTTCAACAGATCGCCCCTGGCTTCATCGAGGGTTTCGCTAAGGGTGGCGCGTCTATCGGTCAGGGCATCGCTACCATCGGTGCGGGCGTTGGCAAGTACTTGGAGGATGAAGAAAAGAAGAAGCAGGAAGAAGCCAAGATTCAAGGGATGCTTTCTCCGTATCTTAAGACCGATCCCCGTGTCCAGAACGTCAAGGCACAGTTAGACGCTGGTAAACTTAAGAAAGATGACGCTGGTAACGTGTACATCCCAGACGAGTTTAAAGACCAGTTTGACCCGGCAAAAGCAGCTGATGCTATCGGTTTCTACAATCAGACTGGTGGCGACGGTAGCAAGTTGACCGGCCCTGCCCTTACTAAGTTCGCTACGGCTTTTGAGTCCGAAAAGAAGTATGCGGCTGAACAGGCCGGACTGGAGGACAAGCGTATCGAGAAACTCAAGACCCTTGCTGAAATCCGAAAGATGGAGGCAGAGGCCGATGCCTTGGCTGGTAAGACAGCCCGTGCTGGAATCATTGGTGCGTTTGGCGCTGGTGCTGATATGTCTACGTACAGCGTTGATAACTACACTGGCCGTTCTGGTTCCGTCCTTGACGGTACACCTTACGCCAATGGTGGATCGTCGCTTGCTAACAGAGGCTCTCTGGCTCCTCCGGCATCTGCCACTATTCTTTCCAATACGCCCCCGGCTGGCGTGTTTAATGCAGACCTTTCTGGCAGGGGCTTCTCGCTTACCCCTGATGCTGCACCGGCTGGATTCACTCCTGCACGTTATCAGGCTGGCGTTCCTGTGGTTCAGGCACTCAAGACCGCTGAACCTAACGCTGTTCAGTCCACACCTACACCGGCTGGTGGTAGCACATCCCTTGTCCCTGCCGCACTTCCTGGTGCTGTCACTAAGCCGATGGACGCTCTGACGACCACGCCTGGAACAAGCACTGCGTACCTTGCTGAAATCCCAAAACTTCAACAGGCTAGAGTTGAACTGGACAACTCTTGGCAGAAAGACATCTCAGCGTTTAGTTCTAACTATCAAATTGGTCTTAGCAGACTTGCTGGGATGGGTGCTACGTCTGAAGAAATCAAGGCTTACAACGAGCAGTTCTCTGCTGTTTATAAACTTAAGTCTGAACGATATGCGGCTAACATTGCCTCCATTGGAGATCGTCTTGCCGGATTCGAGAAGTCTGCTGAAGAAGCACGTAAGGCTCAGGCTGCTGGAATTGCATTAGACTCTGCTGAACTTGCTAAGAAGGCTGATATACGCGCCGCAGAGGCCGACCAACGTGATAAGGATAAGGCAGTGATGACTAAGATTGAGTGGGAGGCTAAGTATGGAAGGCCAGTTGAAGCCGGGAAGGAAGCCCCTGCCTCCGACAAGAAGACTACATTCGGTGCTACAGTCCAGGCTCGCATTCAGAATGCTGGTGTTATTCCAGGTCGCACTGCTGGCACTGAACAGGTCGCCCTTCGTCGTTCTGCAAACGAAGAACACGTCAAGATTATGAAGGACTACCCGACCTGGTATAACATTGGTCTTACAACCAAGGGCGGGGACGAGTACCAATTCGATCTCCTTCAGTACCCTACCTCTGCTCCGATTGATGCCACTATCAAGGCTAAGGTTGATGAAAGCGTTGTTGGCTATCAGGAAGGTCGTGTGTTCTTGACTGGATTGCTTGCGGCTGTTGAAAGCACCGATGAGGCGCGTGTTAAGAACTATCTTGATAGATTCCTTGTTACCACAAGTAAGGATGATGTGTTTGCCGAAGGCCAGATGCTTGGTCAGTTCGGTGTCGCTGCCTTCCGTCGA